TTGGCGGGTCAGGAATAACAGGTCAATTTAAGCCATCCAAAAAGTCTAAAGTAAAAGCAGGAATTAACAAGTCTGGCGATGTTAGCCTAAAGTATAAAAGAGACCTTTAATGCTACAAGCTCTAATTGGCCCTATATCATCGTTACTAGAGAAGGCTATCCCCGACTCTGACTTGCGTAGAAAGCTTACGCATGAGATCGCCACTATGGCGGAAAAGAACGCGCACGAGCAAATTAAAGCACAGCTAGAAATCAACAAGACAGAAGCAAAACACAACTCATTATTCGTTAGCGGCTGGCGACCTGCGGTAGGCTGGACTTGCTGTTTAGGTATGGCGGCTAACTTCTTAATCATCCCAATGACTAACTTTTCTTTAGCGTTGGCCTCATCTAACATATCGATCCCGTTAATAGATTTAGAAACTATGCTGCCAGTCTTGCTAGGAATGCTTGGACTTGGCGGTATGCGTAGCTATGAGAAGTCTAAGGGTGTAGCAAGGAAGTAATATGCAAATTGACACGAAGTTCACACCAGCCAATGTAATAACAATAATACTAACTTTTTCATTAGCGTTAATGGCTTGGACGGATGTCAAAGGTCAGGTTGAAAGTAACACTACAGCGATCAAAGAAGGTCAAATTGTAGCAGAAGCAATGAGGGACGATGTGCACACACTAAAGACTGATGTGGCTTTATTGAAGCAGGACTCAATCAATGCAGCGGCATCAAGAGACGAAATAAAGGCTAATCAGGCCGAAATATTAAAGTTATTGCGGAGCAAATAATGAAATTAGAAGAATTGAAAAAATTTAAAGAGCTTCTTGAGCCTAGCGAATTTGAAAGAGTTTGCAATTTTGAGAAAGCTCGAGTAGCTAATAAACAAACCGATATAACTGAAGATGAAATTCAAGAATTGCTTGGTGAATAGTAAATGGCTTTAATTACTGATTTAATCACAAAGAAGCAAAGAAATAGAATAGATCATAGGCGAGTCGCTTGCTTTTGCGACACCAGCTCACCTAATGCGCTTGCTCAATGTCAGGCGTATTATGCTGCCTATCCAGACTTAGATCCAAGCCTCATATTCCAATATGACCTATCTACTCCTGGAGCCAAAGATAAAGCAACCGGATGGAGCCTTTGGTTTAGCGATTGGGCTGAATTCTTAATCGATAACAATATAGAAGCAATCTGTTGCAACCCAGAGCTAGACTTAGATAACCCTTGGGGTTATACGTTTAATGTTTCTGGAGCTAGAGATGTTTCATTCCTAAGTACTCTTGCAGGCGCTAAACAATATAAAGATTACATAGCAAAAGTTGGTGGAACCGAGCTAGGAAATAGTATTGGCTACGAACCTAGCGATACCTTTTACAGTCCTGGCGTTAAAAAAAGAGTGTGGTGGCAGCATTTTGGAGGTAAATTAGGAGATTCAGATAATCCAACTTTGCCAGAATCTATTGTAACTGGCGAGGGTGATAATCTTTATGATTACACAGATAAAGATTTTATATCTGAATACAGCAGCAGAGGCAAATTGCGTGGATATTTTTGCGGTGAGTTTGATATAAAAACTGATTTTTTTGGTCAGCCAATATCTATGCTTCCATCTTGGAGAATAGGTTGGAAGTCTGGATCTAACAATCCAGCAGAAATAACTACAACAGAAATAACCGCCATGGTTGAGCGGTCTAAATCTACAAAAGGAAGTATACAATCTCATATAGATGACCCAATAGTATCTTCATCACGAAGAAGGTATGAAAATTTCTTTACAGGCCAAGCTATGACTGTTGATGTTATAGCTAAGGATATGGGTTTTACTGACGTTAAATGGGGTTACTCTGAAAAAGGCGGAGGAGTAAGTCAATTAACAACGTGGAACAGTAAGTTAATAACTAATAATTATGACCCAGATGAAACATCTAATACTAATGTAGCATTTATAGAAAACGATGTAGCTGGTACTGTAGGGAACACTTACAGAGACATAAGTTCTAACTACTCTTCTGGAACTTACAGATGGCATGCACACAATACGAACACGTTTCCTATGCCAGCGTTTATATATATTGGCGGATGCCTAGTAAACCAAAACCAGCAGACTAATGGATCTTGGTGCGATGGTGGAAGCGATGCAATCTTTGATGTTAAAGATGGCGCATTTTTTATGGATATGACATCGCATTTTTTATACACGGCTGGTTGGGCTATAAAAAACGGGGCTTCAGGAGTATTTGGTTCTTACGAGGAGCCTGGCGCAGGTCAAGTAGCTAATGGGTCTGCAATAATGTCCAACCTTTTGCGCGGACATCAACTTGCAACTTCAGTTCTTTTTGGCCAATATGCCAGTCCAAAGTCTACAGAATTATGGGGGGACGGGTTAGCCGCTCCGTACTATTATGAATCAACAGAAGAAGAAGATACAATGAAGCATAAAAAAACAATTACAGTAGCTACATCAAGCCCAAATGATACAATACCAACGACAGCTAATACAATTGGTTATTATGGATTTGGCAGTACAAACCCTTACGCACAACGAGGAGGAGGCTCAGGAGGAAGAAAATTCAACCAACTTGTGGTTCCCGAAGCATCTCCTGTTGCTGGAAGAACCTATACTGCTTATGCCTATTTGTATTCAAGTAGTTTGTTCCTAGATTACATTGCTGTTGCTGGAGATACCCAAGAGGATGTTGTTGACGGTATTCTTGCAAGCAATTATAACAATAGTACTGAACTAGAAAATACGTTCTATCTTGAAAAAGTTGCTGCTCCAGCAGGAGGAGATTACGCTGGGCAATTTGGGATTCAAATTTCAGGAGCGGCAGATTATTATTGGTCATCAGCAATGAATTACGCCGCTACCAATTATGGGACCCTAAACCCAACAGGGTGGCTTGCTTCTGGAGTTGCATGGCCAGAAGAAAAACTTACGGGTGGCGTAGACACGCTAGATAATTATTATGATAAAAATGGAGATATTGCGTTCCAATTTGGCTTTGTTAATCTAGCTGTAGCTGACAGATCGTTGTATGTAGATGATACAACTGGATGGCCAAATGATACTGTTACAGGATTTATGCTTTCTGGTATTGATGCAGCCGAATCAGCTTCAGTTATTTCACAATATCAAGGAACAACGCCTAAAATTGAAAAAATAACATTTAAAAATATTAGCTCTCCAGAATCAGGAATTGCAGATATTGTTTTAACAAGAGAAGACTTTTTACCGTATGTATCTCAATATTCTATTTACTTGTTATCCGCACTAAGCGGTGTTAATGGATCTGCTTATAGAGCGCTACCATTTATTGCAAATAATAATTATGAGGCAACAATTGAGTTCTCTGCGTCAGACTTAGGTATTTCTAGCGGATCAAATAAATCAGTTATTTCACGATCAATAATTTCACATAACACAGAATCATAAGGAAAGAACAATGGCTTCAGCAATATACATAGCATCAGGAACATCGGCGGCAACAGGAGCTGACTTTCCTTTAAACTCAGGATCTTCACGATTATTTTACTGTAAACCAGCATTAGGCTCTAACGAGTCTTTAACTTTAGATATTAAAAATGCTGACGGAACTTACACTCAGGTAGGCACTTTAGCAAACTCTGGCAACCAAGCAGGGACAGTTACAGCAACAGGCGCTGGGGCAAGTACATTTAGAGTAAGTCGATCTACCGTTAGTCCAGCAAAGACTGTATACTTCGATTGATGATTAAACGACAAAAGAAAAGAAAGCTAACCAAGCAGCAGGACAAATTTGTTGATCTTATGGCCCGTGGTTATCACGAAGGCCGAGATCCAACAAAGATGACTGTAATGGATGCTTTCCGTCTTGCGGGCTATGCGCCTGACAACGGTAACGCCTATCGCTTATACAAAGACCTAAAGGATATAATCAAAGAACGAAGAGATGATCTGGTTGAAGAAAACCAGGTTGCCTCTTTGGCAACTAAGATTATAGAAGATATTATGGTTGATCCAGAGAATCGACCAGAGATCCGTTTAAAAGCGGCTCAAGATATTCTGCACAGAACAGGCCATGATAAGCCTAAAGAACTAAATGTTAAACAAACCGTATCAGACCTTTCTGATGCAGAACTTGATGAACAACTATCGGAACTGATTGAATCATCTACCAATGTCAAGCAACTTAAACAAGGCTGAGAAAGAGAGACTCCTTCGATTAATGAAGGAGAAAGAAGAGAGGATTCTATTTAATCAAATAGGACAATGGACTCCCTATGGCTGGCAGGAGCTACTAGCCAGCGCTACAGAGGAGAACAATCAGTGTTTGGCAATGGCGGGTAACAGGGTCGGTAAGACTTATACCGGAGCTAGAATTACCGCTTGTCACTTGACGGGCAAATACCCAGACTGGTGGAAAGGTAAACGATTTACCAAGCCTATCAACGCATGGGCAGCGGGTGCTAGTACAGTAACAACAAGGGACATCTTGCAAAAAGAATTGCTAGGTGATCCTGTAAACTTATTGATGCGTGGCTCTGGGGCAATACCTAGAGACTGCGTAGTTGATGTAGTTAGAAAACCACAGATACCTAATGCAGTAGAGAGTATTGTAGTTAAGTTCCACAATGCTTTTGGCGTTCACATAGGTGAGTCAGTGATTTCGTTTAAGTCATACGAGATGGGTGAAGAGAAGTTCATGGGTTCTTCGCTTGACTGGATCTGGTTAGATGAGCAGCCAGCACAGAACATATATACTCAGTGCTTGACTCGAACACTGGATAAAAAGGGTTTCGTTATGATGACGTTTACCCCAGAGAGTGGAATGACTCCAGTTATCCAACAGTTTATGAATGATAGGAAGAAAGGTCAGTTTCTAGTACAAGCGGGTTGGGATGAGGCTCCTCACTTAGATGAAGATGCAAAAGAGCAGATTCTAGCCCAGTACCTCCCTAATGAGCGGGAGATGAGAACCAGAGGCCAGCCGGTATTTGGTAGAGGTATGGTATTTCCATACACTCTCGATAAACTTGTGGTCGAAGATTTTACAATACCTGCTCACTGGAATAGAATCTGTGGAATCGATTTTGGGTTTGATCACCCTACAGCTATTGTTTGGGGTGCAATAAACCCAGAGAATGGCTGCTTTTACATTACAGACGAGTACAGAGAATCTCGTCAAACAGCAACGCAACACGCTATAGCGATTAGATCTAGGTCAGTTCAG